TCCTGGATTCAATGAGTGGAAACAACCATGGATAGTTTGTTATATCGGAGCATTCTTTTCGATGAAAGAAACCCGGACGCAGAAAAGCTGAAGGAGAAAGCATTCCCACCGGAAGGCGACCCATTCAGCTTGGAAGTGTGTCGTGGAGCATACAAAACCGAAATGAGTCTGATTACCGGATTGCCAGAAACAGAATTCGGAATAGAAAAAGGACTTGTCGTGGTGGCAATAACGCAAGACAAAAAGGTTCTTGGGTTTATAAACATATACATCTCGGCTGACAACTCCCCGGAAACAATCTGCGTTGGGCATGTGTATGTTCGGCCAGAATGTAGAGGGAAGGGAATTTATAAAAATATGCTCGGTCGACTGGGGAAGTTTGCAAAAGATATTGGTGCAAAAAGAATCATTGCCTTCGTGCATAGAGAAAACGGAAACAGTATGAAAGCACACCATAAACTTGGATTTAAACAACAAATGGTCGGCTACATAATGGAGGTAAAATGAAGAAGGTCAAAACGGAAAAACTTGTTTTGCATATGGAAATTGACCAAACAGGGAACAGAACAAGATTATATGTTGATGTGACTGAAAGAGGGAAAATAAGCCATCCAATCCTATTTGACATTCAGAGCGAATGCACCAAACAGGTTGTCAACGATACTGGACTGGCTAAACATATATTAAACTATTTTCTGAGGGAGTAAACAATGAAAACAAGCATAGGCGATAAAGAATGGGAAATTGTCCCAATGAAGGTAAAGGACCTTAAACCAAACCCGGACAACCCACGGATCATTACAGAAGAAGCTTTCAAAAGACTAAAGAGAAAAATCAAAAGGCAAGGTTTCCGTTCGGCAATCCAGATAGATAACGATGGGGTCATCCTTGGTGGAAACCAACGGTACAATGCCCTAATGGATATGGGTTACGCAGAAAAGGAAGTTCCTGTATTAAAACCTCTCTTTCAAATGACAGAAAAGGAACGTCAAGAAGCAATCATTACGGACAACATCTCTGATGGGGATTGGAATCAGGATATGATTGCCAATCAGTATAACCTGGACGACCTTGCCGAGTGGGGATTTGATATCAACTGGATAGAAAAACCACTCGACCCGGAAAACCCAGAAACCCCACCAGAAGAATTTGACATCAATGAGCAGAAAATAAAAATCGTGTTCTCGTACAAAGACTCGCACGATATCATTGACAAATTCATACGGGAAATGAAAGAAAAATATCCAGAACTACTTTATCAGGTGGAAATCAATGACCAATAAGACAATAAAACGATACGGACAAATAGCCAAAGGAACAAACGAAGACAGCTCAGATGAGTACTACACTCTATTCCACTCCTTTGTAGCACTGCTTCTGGAAGTGATGTGCCGGCATGACTGGGGACAAACATACAAGGTTATCATATGCCCGTGCGACTCTCAAACAAGTGTGTTCCGGGAACTGGAAAAATACAAGCATTTAATTGGAAACCCAAAAATCATATACTCATACTGGCCAGAAAAGGACTGGAAAGAATATTTCGATATGGACTACAAAAAAGAATTTGGATGTGAGCCATACCAAGTCCTGATATTAACAAATCCACCGTTCAAAGGGCTGAGCCAACTCCTCCCTGCAATCAAGTGCGATTATCTTCTCTTCGGCTCCAACGCAGTTGGAATCATAGGAAATACCCATGCAAAAGAAACGAAAGTTTCTCTCTACCGTAAAAACAACGAAACGTATGATGGGAACGCAGATAACTTTCAGGAACGATATGGCCGGGTGTCAACCCTATTTTATGCGAATCGGAGATTCATGTCACACGGGAAACAATACAAAAATAACACAAAAAATAAGGAAAGTATGATGTTCGGCAAGGACCGTTTGAAAAGAATTAGTTAAGGATGTATTAAAAAAGGCAATATTTATAAAAAAAAATGATATTTTCGAAAAAAAATAGTTGATATTACCAAAAAGAGTGGCTATTGTTTCTATTGAAAGGGGATAGTCCCCACAAACCAGAAAGGAGAAAAAAATGTTAAATGAAATATGTAAAGCATTCAGATACGAAAAAATAGAAAACAGTGTCATTCAAAACGTCCACGCAATCGCAGATGCAATTCGGGAAACCACAAAAGAAGACAATGACGACATAATCTACGAATATGCCTGCCAAAAATTCATAAATGCAATAAACACAATAACGGACGACAAAGACATCGCATGGGTATTCGAAATCATCATCTGTGAACACTTCGACTACTGCCCAAAAGGGAAAAACCCATACATTGTAAAAAAGCAATAAGGAGGGAACATGAATAGAGTAGATAGAGTCTTGGAATATCTGGCCAGAAAAGAAAAAGTCTTGTCAATGCCAATGAATAAATTCAAATATGGAAAAAAAGGAATAACCGTCCGAGAAGCCAACGAAGTCCTTGGGACAACCGAGCTAAGGAAAATCATGTCAACCCTCCGGGAACGTGGATATAAAGTCATCACTGTCTGGGAGGAAGGAGAAAACAGATACGGAGAACCGGTCAGATACAAAAGATATTTCGTGGAAAAAGGAACGCATGATATGCAAACGGTTATTGAAAAACTAGCTAGACTTGTGTCATAATAAAAGAAAGGAGAAACAAAATGAGTCAAAACTTAAAAACATCAGAATACGTAACCCTTGGCCATCCAGATAAGGTGGCCGACTACATCAGCGAATACATTCTTGACAAACTAATCAAGATTGACCCAAACATCAGATATGCGGTCGAATGCCAAATCAAAGAGGAATACGTCTCACTGGCAGGCGAAATAACATCTAAACACAAAGCAACCATATCCGAAATAAAAGAATATGTCCGGGAAGCCATTAACAAAATCGGTTATACAAAAGAATATCAAGATAAGTTCGGAGCAGAATGCACAATCTGTGGGGACGAATTCATACTGGAATATAGAGTCAGTGAGCAATCCCCTGATATTTCTCAAGGAGTCAACAAAAAAGGATGGGGTGATCAAGGAATCTTCTTCGGACTATGGAATAGCGAAACACCTGAAGGATACGGAAAAGACTACGCAATGGCGAAAAAAATTGGTCAGTATCTCTATAAACAGGCACTCGACCTTAAGTCACCATTCGGAATTGATATCAAAACTCAAGTAACCTACGATAAAACAGAAAAGAAAATCGTTGCTGTGGTGGTGGCAATTCCTACAGTGCCGGACGGAAAAGACTACACAAAAGAAGTAAAGGATATGATAAAAAAGGAATTCCCAGAAACCAAATCGGCAAAATTCACAATCAACGGAACCGGAGCATACCATATTCACGGACCGATTGGCGATAGTGGAACAACCGGAAGGAAACTAGTGGTTGACTTCTACGGATCAGGGTCAAGAATCGGTGGCGGTAGTCCATGGACAAAGGACGGAACCAAAGCAGATTTAACTCTGAATATGTTCGCTCGGGAAATCGCAAAAGTCGGATATCAGGAACTCAAAAACGAAATCCCAGATATGGAAAGTGTCGGAACAGAGCTATCCTGCTGTATCGGAAAGCAAGAAGTCCTATGCATTACGACAGCATACGACTCCGAAGGAATTCCACTGTACAGAATAGCAGATGAAAAGAAAGTGCCAAACGAGTTTCTAATCAACCGATACTCACTGCGTGAGCCAAAGTTCGCTAAGCTCTGCGAGCTCGGTCTGTTCTCGGACGGTCTGGAATAAGACAGATTTTGTATCAGCACGATAAAAATAACCTAAAAAATTGAAATAAGGAGAAAACATGACAGAAGAAGAAAAGAAAAAACTTAAAGAAAAGTTAACGGAACTCATCGAAAAATATATTGAAGACGAGTGCTACAATAACAGATGGGAAGGATATGAATCAACTCGGGACAGGTTGCACGAAAAATACATTGAAAGACTGGAAACAGAAGATGACCTTGTCGAGGAAATCCTAGAGGAAAACGGTTTCGGAGTCTGCCCGGAAAATAAAAAAATGGTAATTGAATTAGCAAAGGAGGCATAAAATGATAACAATTATTGAATACTTAACAGCCATTAGGGAATACGCAAAGGAAATCCACTACAGAACCCACGGAAAAGAATTCTACGGAATCCACTTGCTGATGGACAGGGTGGCCGATGGAATATATGACACCATTGACCAAATAAAGGAAGTCTACTATCTTGGATCATCAAACGAACCACCTTTGACGTCCGAAATATTAAAAAATGCAGCAGACAGAATTCCTGGTGTGACAAGCTCAACTGAGCAAAACCTAAAGAACCTACTCGAGCTTATCGAAATAACAGTGGCTCATGCACAAACATTAAATCAGCAACTCCAAACCAGAGCAACAAATGCTCTCTTGGACTCAATCTCTGAGAACCTGCAATTAAAACAAGGTCTCATCTGGAAAAGCTTGTAAGGAATTAAAATGACACAAAGAGTCACAGAAAAACAGAAAGCAAATCTCATCCCACTCACAAAGAGGTCGGAAAGTGAAGCAAAAGCCATTCGGTCAAAGGGTGCTCTATGTGCAACCGCTGTCAAAAATGAGAAAAAAACCCTTCGAAAACTAATAGAACAGATGGGTAGTATGCCGGCAACCGAAACAGAAAAATCAATGTTCAAGAACCTTTTCCCCGGAATGAAAGACGAGGAAATAACAAAGGACATGATGTTGGTTGCCAGTGCATATAATCAAGCTGTTGGACGTGGAAACATCAAGGCGATGTCATTTATCCGTGACACAAAAGGCGAAAAACCAGAAACAACCATCAACGGAAGCATTGTATCGGAAAAAGTATTCATAACACCGGAACAGCAAAAAGCCGTAGAGCAACACATCGTGGAGGTGTTAAGCGATGACGGACACGGAGATTGATAGAGAATTTCTCGGGAAAGTCCTACTCGACAAGGGGTTCGAAACGTGGTTCAGATACCTGTTTCGAGTCATAAACAACAAGCCATTCATTGTCGAGCCAATACATCCGGACCTATTCAATATATTTCAAGATATATACGATGGCAAAATAAAACGGACAAACATCTGTATGCCTCCACGGTCAGGGAAAACGACACTCAACGAGTGGTTCGTCGTGTACTGCATAACCAAAAACCCACGGAGCAACTTCATATATACATCATTCAACCAAAGCTTGCTGTCAGATATCAGCCGGGACATAATGGGAATAATGGAACATCCAATCTACAAGGCCATGTATCCGAGTGGGAGCTACATGGAAAAGGTAGAGTCTTCCCCAGTGGATAGCTTCTGGCGAGAATACTTGGAACGAGAAAACAAAACAAACGTGTACTCAAACCGTAAAATCGTCACAGCTCAAGGGGGTGTCCTTCTTTTTTCTGCCATTGGAAGTGCCATCACCGGATTCGGTGCAGGACAACGGGGAGCAAAAAGTTTCTCCGGTGCTCTGCTAATAGATGACCCAAACAAACCTGCAGATGTGCATAGTCAGGTCATGAGGGACAAAGTGCTAAGATATTTCGAGGAAACCCTACTCTCCCGGCTTAACGACTCAGATATTCCAATTGTCAATACGCAACAAAGACTCCATATCGAAGACCTAGCCGGCCACCTGATAACAAAATATTCATTCAACACACTCCGAAAACCACTCCTAGATCATAACGGAATTTGCCAACTGCCATCGCAGTACACCGAGGAACGAATTAAAGAACTTCAATTTAATGAGTCAATGTTCAGTGCTCAGTATCAGCAAGAGCCAACTGCAGAAAAAGGGCTCCTAATCAAACGGAACTGGTGGCAATTCTTCAAAACAAACGAGGAACCGATAACCGGACAAGTCATAATCACTGCAGACACAGCATTCAAAGAAACGCAGGCGGCTGACCTTTCCTGCATTCAAGTATGGGAACTCAGAAAACACCAAATGCTTATGCGTGACATGATAGTAGAAAAATGGGAATTTCCAGAACTAATTGAAATGACGAAAAAAATGTGGATAAAGTGGAATGACCCAAACCTAACAAGCCGAGCCAAATATCTCTTCATTGAAGACAAAGCAAGTGGAACTCCACTCCAACAAACACTTGCCCGGGAAGGAATAGAAGCAATCGCATGGACCCCAAAGGAATACGAATATCCTGAAGACAAGGTGTCTCGGACAAAGGAAATGTCCTGGGATATCTTCTGTGGAAAGGTGTTCCTGCCTGAAGAAAACAGGATGTCAGATTATCTGGTAAACGAGGCGGCACTGTTCGCTGAAGACATGAGCCATACACATGACGACTCGGTTGACGCAGCAAGTATGGCACACAGCATTTGGAAGTTCTATGGTGGGGATTAAAAAGGGACTTTACAAAACGGTAAAAATGGTGTAATATGAAAAAAGAATTTATAGGAGAAAAAGAATGGCCAAAACCTTAATCGTAAGTGCTCACGGATATAGCCCTCTCAATTCCATAGTTGGAAACAAAAGAACCAAAGTGAAAAACACCATAGTAGAAGGGACTGGTGGAAACACTCTTCAGGACCGTGGTGCATTACAAACACCTGCAGTATGGAGTCTCAATCCATATTTCCAAAACAACTTCATGTACAGATACCAAACATATACGAACCTGTACTACACTTCATGGGAAGCAAAAAAAATAGTTGAAATACCTGTTAATGACGCATTCAGAATCAAGCCAAACCTTCTTGGGGTAGAAGATAGTGACAAAATGGCACTTATGAACGCAATGGATAAAATTGATGGTTGGGGTAAAATGCGTAGAGCAGCAATACAGGAAAGACTCTTGGGTGGAAGTGCTCTGTTGTTGGGGGTCGCAGATAGTCAGGACGACCCAAGCCAACCAATTCAACCAGATTCAATAGATAAAGGCGACCTGAAATTTATAAACGTCGTCACAATAAACCAACTATCAAACCCGGAATACGATAACGACCCGTTCTCCCCCGGTTACGATAAACCAAAGTTTTATAACGTAAACGGGATAAAAACACACATAAGCCGGCTAATCATTTTTGATGGGGACCCCCTTTTTAATTACACCTCACAAAGAGTGATGCAGGCCTATCGTGTGAACCCTCAGGGATTTGGCGAATCAGTGCTCGCCTCTCTTTGGGACTCAATAATCAGGTGTGTGGGAACTCAGCAGGCAGCATACCAACTGATCCAGAAAGCAAGTATCACTTTGTTAAAAAGTGAAAACTTGCTCACACTTGAAGGAACGAGAAAAGGGGACGAAGCAGTTGCCAAACTAGAGGAAATGGCAAAGATGATCAGCATATATCGGGCAGCCATCATAAAAGGAAAAGGTGTCGAGCTAGAGGAAACAGGAGCAACGTTCGGAAGTGTGCCAGAACTCCTTATGTCGTATATTCAAATTTTGTCTGCCGCTTCCGACATCCCGGCAAGCCGATTCATTGGACAAGCTCCCGGTGGATTAAACGCAACCGGAGAAGGCGACCTGGAAAACTATTACAATAGTATCGCATCCTATCAGGAATCACACCTCGACCCAAAGTTCGAAAAACTGTTCGATGTCCTAGGCCCGTCTGTCCTTGGAAAAGAAAAATGGATGCAAATCAAAAAAGATTTCGAGCTAGAGTTTGAAAGCTTGTGGAACCTTGACGGAACAGAAAAAGCCAGTGTCGATGAAACAAACGTCAGAATCTTGACAGCCCTGAAAGATGCCGGAATCATAGATGCAGAATTTATCGTTGACGAAATAAACAGCAAAAAAATATTTTCCACTCCATTGTCAAAGGACGACCTGCCTGATCCAATGGAATTTGACTACAATAACGATGACACAAACCCGGACAACGCAAAAGACAAAGCCGATAAGGCAATTGGGGATTTGATTAATGGCAGTAATAATTCTGAACAGCAAACCAAAGAAATCTAAAAAAAAGTT